ATGCGCTATAGCCAACGTTAGCGCGAAATAGTTAAATTTGCACGATGAATAACTTTCAATAAGTACTGTTTATTTTCCAAATAACACCATTAAATTCCAACAAAAACGGGTAAAACTACCAACCACACAACACCAGATCAAATGTAAAACGCATGGCATACAACCACGAGAACCGTTTACGCAGGATTGTTGATATTCAAACGTTGTATCTTGAATATCAGGCTCGTGGTGTCAGTGGCGAGTACATTTACAAGCGTATGATAGCGCCACACTACAGGATAAGCCGGAGGACGTTTTACCAATATCTGGCAGTCAATGCTAAGCGACAGTTAGCAGAGGGGGGGAGTAACATAAAAAGAGGATGGCAATGAACCATCCTTTTTTTATTGGATTGTGGTGGTGATTTCGACAGTCGGGTTAATCGTTCCAAGCTCAAACACCGGATGCTGATACACCATACATTTAAAATCCTGAATAGTGATAGCAAATCCGTTTGGAGTGGTTAGGAATTGGCACGAGGTGCGTGTGAGTGTGTTGGTAATCATTCCGTTGTAGGTGTTTTGAACAATAATTTTGTGCAAATGCACACGGTGATATATCAACTGTGCTACATCCTCGTGAGCTTTAACCAACAGATAAGGGATATTGCCGTCTTGTGTAGCATGTATCTTACTCACTAAGTGAAGGCGCACAGTGAGCTCAGCCTGCTGAAACTGTCCTTGCATTTGCTGACATTGCAGTGGTTCGGGGAACTCAACAAGAACGGCTGGCATGGTGTGAATGGTACCGATTTCTTCTTGCTGATTGTACCAGGTGATAAGTTTGATGCTTTTTTCAATTGACAGGATTTCGTTGATTGCGTTGAAAATGGGTGTTAATCTCATGATAATAGTTTTTTGATGTCGTTATTGATTATGAATTTGATTTTTGCACGTAATTTCAGGCTGTCGCCGATAAACTGGCGGCGGGGTACGGTAACGGATTTGTTGCCAAAGACTTTAATTTTTCCGCCTTCGTTATGCACTTTCGCGTAGGGCAGGTTGCTGCTTATGGTTACCTGTGCTTTAGCTGTGGTATATTGCAGCGATTCTTTGAGGTCGCCGGTGGCTCCGCTGAGGGTGCGCCGTTTGGTGGCTGCGGGCGAGTAGTTGGTAATGGGTTTTGGCTTGCGTGGTTTGTATTTACCCTGCGCATCACGGCGTTTGGGGTGATTGTCGGGGGTGCGGGTTCGGGCGTTGGCCAGGAAACCATACCAAGGGCTATTGGGGTTAAGGCGTTTGGCGGGTTTCCATTTTACCAGGTTCATGTCGGTAAAGCCTTCATCCATGAATGACTTTTTGAAGTGGTTCATAGCTTCGATGCCTGCAATACGTGGGGCTTTGTTATTGATGTAGTTTTTTATGGCTGCTGACTGCTGCCTGATGTGATGGGTGAACTGGGTTACTGTTAAAGTTGCCATGATTGTTTACTGTTCAGTGTTTCGTGTTTCGTGTTTCGTGTTTAGTGTTCCGTGTTCTGTGTTTCGGGTTCCGTGTTCCGTGTTCCGTGTTTAGTGTTCAGTGTTTAGTGTTAAATTTTGTTGTTTTTGTTGGAATCGGGATTTTTTGGTGTAATTTTGCCAATTAATAAATAAGTCCTAAGATCACGCCTGCCCTGTTGGCAGAAACGCATATTAGGGCTTATTTTTTATATTAAATGAATGTAACACATACCCGCTATCTCTGCCTCTCATTTTCCAAATTATTGCCTCAAACAAATATTGTTTAAATTCTGATTTATACACAAGTGTAGCGGCAATATTTCTTTGCCTCCCATCTTTTGTTGGAGGCTCAGTGCGATCTAATTCCATTTTAGGCAAAAGAGAGTCAATATTTCTTACAACAATATTTTTAAGATTGTAATGATCTCCTGACTGTGATAAAATTTTATCCATACCGCCAACAGAAAGGTTGATATTGCTTAGGTCTTTTGTTTTAAGCTGATGTCGATTTACAATATTTTGGAGGAGGTATTCTCTGGTTTCATTTCTAACAGCAACTCTTGTAAGAATTTCAATAGTTGAGTTGATTTCATGTTTCTTTTTTCCTACTTTGCTGATCATCGGGTGCTTATCAGTAAAGATTACACCGTCTTTGCCCGGGTTGTTACGCATAACGGGCGGGGGCAGTGGCACGTCGTCGGGTGGCTGCTTTGCGAGGCTTTCGGCATCCGGGTTTTTCACCTGTTTCACACTGCACCGGCAGCCCCAGTCGGCAGGTGGCATCCAGGTATCCCAGAAAGGATCATCAACAGGTTTGACTATGCCATAAAGCTTTTTATGTTCGGCACGTGGTTCGCCTGCTGTGCTGGGCATATATTCGAGATAGGGATATATATCCTTGTCGCGGACGATGTCCTGCCAGTTTTTGGCTGCCCGGCTGGTACGCACTGCGTGCAGGTGTTCGGTGCGCATCCAGTTGACGTTGTATTGAGTGTTGATTCCTGCCAGCTTCTCCTCGTTGCCTGCTGCTTTGCGCATTTCGGCAGTTTGCCAGTAGGATTTAAAGCCTGCGAAACGGTCGGCGCTTTTGTTGAGTTTTTGCACGATATTGAAATCGGGATCATCTGGTTTAATATCGCCGAACACCTGGCCGACGGCGTTGTGAAGTTGTGAGCGGGTGTACTCAAAAAGATCGCGCTGGATGATCATGTCGGGGTTTTTGGCAATATCGGCAGCGATTTTTTGGAGTTTATCGTCGAGGCCACGGGCGACCCCCCGTCCCCCTAAAGGGGGTAAATCTTCTTTAGCGATAGGATCGCTGAGAGGGATGCTATCGCTGTGGCCATGAACAGGGCACCCGGACCGCTGTTTGTAGTAGAGGCTGATTAAAGCCCCGAACGGGTTAGTTACTCCGTCGGGGCTGCGGCGAAAAAATCATCGAAGGCAAGGGTAAGGTTTTGTTTGATGGCCTTTTTGAGGAGGTCGTCGGCATCCCCCTGCCCCCCTGAAGGGGGGTTGTCTTCGGCAGGCTCAGACACCTGGGGTTTGGGTAGTAGGTCGGTATATTGGAACTTGTACCCTTGTAATGGGTATCCCCAGTGGATAAGGAACGGCAGCAGTTGCCGGTTGATGATGTGCTGTGTGCGGCGCAGGCGCGAGCGGGTGTAGTCGTTTAGGATACGTTCGTGAACTTCGGCGCTGCCAACAAAAGCTTTCTCATCGCTGGTTCCGGTCTGTCCGTTGATGATCTTACTGATCTGCTGGTCGCACAGGCTGATTGACTCCTGGTAAATCTTATGAAAATCGCTGTTGTTTGGTTGCACGATGTCGGCGTCGTCTTCGCGGTTGAGGATCACATATCCGTTGCTGGCGAAGTTTGAGGCCATTTGTTCCATGCGGTCAATTTCTTTATCGTCCTGGCTTTCGGTAAGGATTTTCAGGAGTGGCATTCCGTATTTTTCGCTGGCCTGGCTCCAGTCGGTGCGTGCATAGTTTTTGATGATGACTTCGCGGGCGGCAATTTCGAGCAATCCGAGATCGTAATAGTCGCCAATTTCGATCAGTGCGAGACTGGTGGCATTTTTGCGGTATTCGATGCCTTTGGTGTCGTAATATTCAGGGACAACGATACCAAACTCCTGCCTTACGTTGAGACGCGGGATGAGATTGACCTCTTCAAACTGGCCTTCGGCGTTCAACTGGCCAAACTCAATAAGGGAGTGCCCCCAGAACTCGGCTTCGATGACCAGAGCAACGAAGTCGTCGAACCATTCGGCTTGTAGTAGCTCGGTGGCCGGGTCGGGCTGCTCCACTTCGCCCGCAAGATCAGGTATTTTTTTATCTGCATTCGCCTTTACTAATGTGTAATTACATTGCAGGACATTAAACAGGGCTGTTCGCAACTGGCTGGCGAGGTGGGCGTCTTTGATCACCTGGTCGTAGATTCGGTAAAGGCGTTCGCGGTCGTAGATGTCCACAGCCCGGGCGGTATCAATAGCGTCCTTTAATACGTCGAGGTTGAGCTCAATTCGGTATTGATAGTTTCGTTTTAGGCTGCTGCTGATGCGTTTGGTTTTCTTTAGCGTGGTTTCGACAGGCTCATTGGCCGGTTTTTTAAAAAGATTCAGTATATTCATTGTTGTTTCGTGTTTTGTGTTTCGTGTTTCGTGTTCAGTGTTCCGTAATTCGTAATTCGTAATTCGTAATTCGTAATTCGTAATTAGTGTTCTATGTTCTGGGTTCTGGGTTATAGCATATTGTGATTTCTTGGGGTGTTGGACCGCATACGGAACACGCGCTTGGTGGTACCGTCGGTGTTGTTTTTGGGTGTTACATTGGTTGGGTATTTGCCGCGTCCGATTTGGCGCAGGGTTTCCATAGTGTCGTCATAATCTTTGATGGTTCTGTCCGGCACTTCCGAGTCGGGTATTATCCGGTAGAGCTGATAAGTTGCCAGGCAGAGCATCCACAGCACGAGTGGCTGATGGCGGTCGTTGCCGGTGAGCAGCAGCTCGGCATCAATATCGTAACTGCCTCCGATCATATCTTTTATTATACCGATAGCCTGTAGTTCGGCATTGTCGAGCAGATCGTAATTGCCTTCGGTGATCTGGTCTAAAATATTTAGTGAGATGTGTTTGACGAAGTCGTCGGTTGTTAAGTAAATCATATTGTCCTCCTTTGGTTTTTAATCATTTGTCCTGATCTGATAGTATTATTTTGTCGGCGCAGGTGGCGGCTCAGGTATTCGATTGCCTGCTGATCGGCGTCGGGTGCGTCGTCGTGGGTTTTGTAATTGGGTTCGATGCTATAAAGTTGCTGCAGTCCGATAAGGGTGTCGGCGTGTGCCTTTTTATTCAGATTGTAATAGATGCGTCGGTTCTGGTAGTAGGGTTGCATGGTGAGGATGCGGTCATACTTTTTTGTTCTGGGGGTATCCACTTTCACCAGGTTAAGCTGAATAACATTTTCGGCTTCCACTTCACGGATTGTGCGTTCTACTTCGCCATTCCAAAACTGAGATTCAAACCGCCAGTGAACAATCACGTTGTTGGGAAGGCTCAACTGGTAGTTTGCCATCCATTGCAGGGCTTCTTTCATTTTGGATTGACGGACGAAGCTGTCGAGGTACCAAAAGTTACTTTCGAGAAGTCCCCAGATGCGGATGGCATTGAAGTCGCTGGTGGGTGTTCCGGCATAAGCCACGTCCCAAAATCCGGTAATGATACTGAATTTCTCTATTGGTGGCGGAACGTCCCATTGTATTTGATCCTGGGTAAATATTTTTCCTGAGATATGGGGTTGGTTGTTGTATTCTGCCAGGGCTGCCAGTATTCCTATTTCGTTTTCGATGGATTGGTAATATCCCTGGCCATATTTTTCGGACCATGCGGGCTGATAAGTGATAGTATCATAAGCATTGACCTGGTCGAGTGTCCAGTCGGGGTGTCGCAGGCGCAGTTCTTCCTGAATGGTGCGGGGTGCATAGTTGTTGTTTGGGTGCAGGTAGCGGCGCACATTGCCGTCCATTGTGGGCAGCAGGTCTTGTTCGATCCATTCCACTACCTGATCCTGCCGGGCAGGGTTGCGCACGATGTCCTTATCTTCG